TTATCTATGTATCCTTTGCTAAGTCCGAAGTTCTCAGCTACTTCATTAAGATAAACTATCTGTTCAGAATAATCCCAACCATCTAACCACGACTGATGAATTTGTTCTATCCTCTCACCCTTTCTTCTGAATATAACTAAATGTGATGGGTGTCTTTTTTTACCCACATCAAATCCAGCAAATATATCTTCATCATCTGCAAAGGTATGTTGTACAGTTGTAGGTAAAGACCTTAAAGTTGCGTCTTCACACTTTTCAATATCTTCAGAATCAAAGTATGCTTCTGTATTAAAGTGGGGCTGTAATAAAAACTCTGATGCAAATGATTTAGGTTTAGCTTTCTGTTGTTCTAGTAACCATTCCTCACTATATAGTTCAGGCATAAGCACTCTTCTACCCGGTTCAGGGTCTAGTGCTGGTAATTTTCTAGTAACAAATCTATCATCTTTTTCTAACACTGTCAACAAATCTCCGGGCATCATTGGAGTTCCTACTATTACAACTGGTACACCTTGATTAGGTATGAATAATGATTCTGTTAAAAAATGGTCTTCAATCTTAGACATTTGTCCAATGGCTAGTGGACTCTCTGGGTCTTTTAATATGTCATCAGCAATCAATGCTCCATTAACGTGCATACCTCTTTTGAAAGAAAATAATCCACCGTGTAATATTTCTGCACTACCCCCATTACCTGTGTCATATCTAAATGTAAAGTCTGCTTTAGGGGCTCTATTAGTCATCATTTCTTTTAAAATAGGATTTCTGTTAACTTCTTTATTTATTTCAGATATGTGGTACTTTGCCATAGTATCACTGTAAGATAGATATAATATATTTGCATTACCTTGAATTTTTAAACTTCTCCAAATACTAAATGCATGCCCTAATATAGTAGATTTGAAGTGTGCTCTCGGTAATATGGCTAAATAATTAAGCCCATCTTCAATGCACTTCTCTACTTCTTCGGTTAATTTACCTACATGCCATGCTTGAAAATACTCAGGGCGTTCAAATCCTTGAGACCATATGTCTCTAGTAAACTCCCAAAAACTACCTACTTTATATTTATTACTTTTTTCTAGTTTTTCTGCAAGTATTTCAAAGGCTTTGTTATATGTTGTTAAATCGTCACTCATTGTCTTTTGATGCCATCAATATTTTTAATTTTGCTGCTATGCGTTGAATAAGTTCTACATCTTCTATTTCCTCTACAAGGATATTAACTACATCTTGTATAAACTGTACATTAATTAATCCCTCTGCAACTTGTCTTTCACCTTGTATACCTATATCTAATGCTTTAACTGCATCAAAAGCTCTTTCAAAAGTTAATGAATTTAATTCTATTCCAGCTTTATCTCTCACAATCTTATATAATTCTTGATGTTCTTCTTGCATTTTAGCTATTTTAGTAGATTCATCCTCTTGCATTTTTTCCATAGCTTTTGCTTCCGTTTCTTTTTTCTTAGTATCCCAATCTAAAGTTCTTATCCAGCTGTAAATTGTAGGGGTAGTAACGGCTACTCTAAATTCTTGAGATACTTGTTCAGCAATCTCGCGTGCAGAGTATGTATCATCTAAGTATAATTTAAATGCTCTGTCTCTTACTTGTCGTGAAAATTTCTTAGGCATTACATATATGCAGCATTAGACCATCCTGTGTCTGCGTTTCCTGATTCAATGCTACCTCCGAATGGACTACCATCTGGTTGTAGTAATTTACTGAAGTCCATATTATGTTTGTTTTTATTTCCTGCAGCGTTAAAACATTCTGGAACTTTATGTTTAACACCACCCGTTGTTTTTATTTCTTTATACTTGATACCTATTTCAGCTTTATTACATACTCCACGAATCATTGCATCCTTTGGACCAAGCGGTTTATATTCTGGGTTTTCTAATAAAGTTGCTATAGTTCGTTTAGCCCCGTCAAGTTGTACATTATGCATGCATCTATAATAATCACACCATACAACCTTAGCATACTTGGCTTTAAACTCTTCTGCAGTCATTCCTTTAGGGAGTTTATCTTCTATCTTATTATCTTTTAATTCAGGTTTATCATAAAAATACGTTTTACCTTTTTGACCTGTAGTCTTTTTATATCCTTTAGGTGCTGCCATTATCTTTCTCCTTTTCTTGTCTTAAACCATAAAGTGCTACACAAGCTGCATCAGCATAATCTTGTTCATCAAAATCATCATGATGCCATTTGCTTTTTACATAATTCATTATAGTTTCTTTCGCTTTACCCTTTTTAAATACTTCTTTATCGTCTAAAACTTTTTTCCATTGTTGAGGTTTAGTTGTCAAACAATTAATATCATAATGATGTAAAAAGTAAATAATTGAATACACTATAGCAGTTATAGTGCGTGTTGTCAAGGGGTTTTGTATATATAAAGAGTCCTCAACACAAACTAATTTAGCATCTTTGAAATCAGGTAAGTTACTGTGTATCTGGTCTACTATATCTAAAAATCTTGCATCAGCCGTTTTTAAATTTGAACCCCATTTATATTTATCTATTAATTGTTCTTTGCCATCTAAAACTACAATGTGCACAGCTTTAGACGAGCAATCTATCCCTATATATTTTTCCATCTATTGTAAAGGGATATCTTCTTTTATAATTTGTCTAGCAGTTAATTTGTCATACACTTTATCTTCTAGTGCATCTCTTTTAAATACAGCCATAGTTGCCCCTACACCAACTGCAAGTGCTCCTACTACTGGTAAACTCTTTGCTATTCCTTTTACTATGTCTTTGCTTGTCATTATGTCTCCTTTTATTTATTCTGATTCTAATACTTTCATACCTAATGCTATAATTCCACCTGTACATCCTGTGGCTATCTCTGTATATCCAAAATATACTCCAACTGCACTTAGAAGTCCAAGCACTATAATAGCTAAAAATATTTGTGGTCTTAATTTACCCATCATGTTAGTTTCCTCCTATTATTATTATACTCAAATTAATCATTTCCCTGAGTTCTTAGGGCTACAATTCTTGAAACAGTTGCCCAACATTGTGTATACAATCTAAGTTGAGCATCTAATTTATTTTTAATTGTAGTGACATCTATCAAATCTCTTTGAAGTTGTGCTATACCTTCATTAGATTTCATTATAATACCACGACACTCATCCTTAGTTGGTTTCCTACCCTCATGAGATGATAGTAAGTCAGCAAAAGCTATATTATAATTTTCAGTAACCTGTGCTTCTATTGCAGCTCTTTTAGTTTCAATGTCTGCGACACGTTGTTCTAGTTGTCCTTTGAATCCACCATAGATTACTAAATACTCTTCTAGTTTTTTATTAGATGCATGAATTACATCTATGAAATCTAAATTAGCATCTGCATTTGCATCCATAGTAATATTAGGTATGCCTGTCTCTTTCATAACCTCTTGGGCTAATTGTAATGCTCTTTTATAACTCCATTTTTTTTCCACTATTTTTCTCCTTTACATTTACAATACCACATACCCGTGCATTGCACAGGTGCTTCTGACATATTCATTATGCTTTTGCATCTATCAAGTATATCAGTCCAAATTTGTTTGTCAACATCTACTTTAAAAGCTTTTAATTTTTGGTCATTTTTGTTTTCATACATAACTACACCATACTCTCTATCAGTTAAGTTAAGATATATCTGTAACTGTATCGTGTGTTCGTGTTTTGGAGCTTCTTTTAAATCTTTGAAGTCTTCATCTTTTATAGTTTTTAACTCTAACAATGCTTCTTCATGCTTATCATGTTTTATTATAAAGTCAATCCTGCCTGATATAGGAGGGTCTTCGTTTTTTACAGATACTTCATCATCTATATAAATATCAGCTTTCTTCAAATACTTTTTCATGCGGTCTTCAAAAGTTCCACCATGGTCAAATATCCGTTTTATTCTACCATCTATTTCATCCCAATCTAATAGACCGTTATAAGCCATATATAAGTATCTATCACAAGGATTACCAAACAGAGATGGATAAAATTTACCTTTGCTTGGGGGTCTGTTCTTATATGAGATGGCATTATCAATAGATTTAAGTAACCACCTATCTTGATTCTTGGTTCTACCACTAGACTTTTTAGCTTTAGGCTCGTTACTTATCGCATTGTTTATAGCTTCAATTCCTGCCATAATCTATCCTTTATATCTTTGTATGTCTTTTCTTCGAGATGCCAAACTTCTTCAAACCCCATCTCAATTAAATCAGCATCTCTCTTTGCATCACGTTTTGCTAGATGCCCAAAAGGACCATCTGCTTCTATTATAACATTCATTTCAGTTATAAGGAAGTCTACAGTATAGTTTCCTATGGGCACTTGCCTAGCATAACGAAGTCCTGTTTCATCAAGAACTTTCGCTATCAGATTCTCCTGTGGTGTAAAACTTTTCGGTCTCACTCTTAAATACCTCGTAGTCATCAGGGTTAGCCTTGAACCAATCTACTACTTTATTGATACCTGCTACTTTACTAGGCATCTTTTCATAAGTATACCAAGCTCCTGTTTGTTTTATTAAACCATATTCTAGTCCTAATCTTACATAAGTTTCCACTATATCTACTCCACCTTCAACACGGAATGGTACTACTACTTCTTCCCACTTCTCCCCACCAAACTTATCTTTCAATAGTTTTACTTTAATTTCAAACCCTACTCTATTGGTGGATGAAGCTGGCTCGTTTATCCATCCGCCTTTAGATACCTGCATGCAACAGTGTGAAAAGAACTTCTGACCCTCTCCACCCGGCATAGTTTCCATAGCAGTGACTGGTCCCATTGCTCCCCTAGTCTGGTTGATAGCAACTAAAGAACTACCATATGTTAGGTCTGGGAGTAACCTAATTAACATTTGATTCCACGTTCTTGATTGCCATGCAATGGGACTATAGTCGATTCCTTTATCATTGTTAAATATATCTGCGGGTATTATACCTGCAGCACTATCTAACACGATTAAATCTACACCACTTCGTAGTCCTTTTTGTGCAACTGTGAATGATTCTTCTGCAGTGGCGGGGTCAGCAACTAGTATTTTAGTTATATCTACGCCAACTTTTTCCATCCATGCTGGGTCCCAAGACTTTTCTAAGTCTATCCACATAGGTACTCCACCTTCTTCTTGCACAGACTTACACAACTGTGATGCTATATAAGACTTACCAGATGACCACCCACCAAATAAAAGAGTAAATCTTTTTCTTGGTATACCACCATTTGTAATCTTATCTAACTGTGGGATGTTAAAAGGTATTCTGCCATAAGCAAAACTTTCATCATCTCCACGCTTTGTAGCAAGTTTTTTATCGTTTAATAAATCATTAAATATTGCTTCTGCATTTTCTTTCAAAGTAAATCGTCTCCTTTTTCTATTCGTCTTTCCATATTTCTTTTTTGTATTGCTTCCGCCCAAGCCATACATACAGCACCACACTGAATAAGTTCATTATACAATTTGGGTGTATTCTTTTCGTATACTTCTCTAGCTACCTCCCCAAACTCTTCAGCTAGAATTACAGTCCAATATTCATCTGAGTGATGTATTTGTTCACCCCATTTATTTTCTTGTGACTCTCGTTCAGATAAAAACTGTTCAGTAATTATAGCTCTAACATGTTCAGCTTGCATCCTTCTTCTTTCCCTTCGTTAGGATGTTCTTAATTTCTTCATCCACCTTATCATGGATAGCAGTGTATGCTTTATCTATAGTCAATCCTGCTTCTGTTAGTTGTTCATCTATTGGTAACTCAGTATCAATGTCATGTATCTCCATGTCCATTCTTGCATACTGATTTGTATCTAGTGGACCTACTCTAAATGTAAATCCTAATTTTACTCCGACTTTCGCCATATTAAAACCCTCTTTCTTTCATTAGTTTATCTAAATAGTCTGCGTTTTTACCCCAGCTAAAATTCGCTGCTTCTCTTGGACTCATACCTTCTTTCAAAAATTGATGCATGCCTAAAGCTTTAACTCTATGTTTTAATGGGTAACCATCACCTTTATGCCATTCAGCATCCATAGTGTAATATAATTGCATATAGTGTAATCT